TGATGAAATCATCGCCACTATCATCGAACCTGATGATATTCAACATGTCTAGAGAGGAGAAAGCCATGATGGAGATCATGACATGCCCGGAGAAACAGATATTGAAGTAGGCGATTCTGAAGAATCTGCCGTTGACATAGCTCTTCCTGAAGAAGGAGAGGAGGGAAGTCCTCATAAATCCTTGGGAGTTTCCAGTGAAACCTCTTCTACAAAGGAAGAGGAAGAACTGGACGAGTATAGTGGCAGAGTTAAAAGTCGCATTGACCAGTTAACCAATCGCTTTCGAGAGGAAGAACGCCAGAAACAGTCCGCGATCCAGTTCGCGGAAAATGTGCGCCTGGAAAATGATTCCCTGAAACAACGACTAGGTTCCTTGGACATAGGCTACCAGGAACAGTTTGGTGGGCGGGTTACTTCTGAAATTGATTCTGCCAAGAAAAATTTGAAAGAAGCCCATGAGAGCGGTGATATAGACAAAATAGTCGAGGCCCAGGAGTCTATGGCTAATTTGGCTTATCAAAAGGGTCGCTTGGAAGCGGTTCAGGGAGAGACTGCTGCTCAACAAGCCGCTGCTCAACAAGCCGCTGCTCAACAAGCCGCTGCTCAACAAGCCGCTGCTCAGCCTGCTGCCCCACCTCCTGATCCCAAGGCTCAGGGATGGGCTAAACGTAATGATTGGTTTGGTCAAGATGAGGTGATGACATATGCGGCTTTTGGGCTACATCGTAAACTGGTAGAAGAAGAAGGGTTTGACCCGCAGTCCGATGAGTATTATTCTGAACTCGACAAAAGGCTTGTGACCGAGTTTCCACATAAACTCGGACAAAAGTCCAAGTCAAACGGGGGAGGTAGAAAAGTAGCGTCAGCTGAAGCCTCCGCATCCCGCAATAAAGGTGGACGGAAAACTGTGCGATTGACACCCTCACAGGTTGCAATTGCCAAGCGGCTTAATGTGCCGCTTGAAGAATATGCAAAATACGTGAGGGATTAGTTATGGAAAAGACAGAAGACACAACTGCCCAAAAGTCTGCTAGGACGCCCCGTGCCAATCAAACCCGTGCAAGGCAAGCACGCACTGAACCGTGGAAGCCACCTTCCATGCTGGAGGCACCGTCTCCGCCGGAAGGTTACAAACATCGATGGATTAGGTCTGAAGTTATGGGTTTTGATGACCGTAAAAACGTAGCAGCTCGTTCCCGTGAAGGGTATGAGTTGGTCCGTGGTGATGAATACCCTGATTTTGACATCCCAACTGTCGAAGATGGTAAGCATGCCGGTATTATTGGAATAGGTGGCTTGCTTCTTGCTAGGGTTCCGATTGAAATCGTTGAAGAACGCAAAGGTTATTTCCGGGGCATGACCCGCGATCAAATGACAGCTGTTGATAACGACTTAGCGCGTGAACAACATCCTGCAATGCCTATCAGTAAACCTGACAGGCAAACTAGCGTCACTTTTGGAGGTCCTCAAAAAAAAGAGGGCTAGGAGTAAGAACGAATGGCTAACATCAATGGAGCTTTCGGCCTTCGTCCCATGTCTAAACTAGGACAAGGCTCAAACTCCACTGGTACGACTGGCTATACTCCCTATGAAATTGCAAACGGCAACACAACTGCTATCTATCAAGGCTCACCAGTTATCCCCCTCTCTACGGGGTATATTTCACTGGTAGGTGCTGCGGCAGGTGGTTCTGTGAGTTTGGTGGGTGCTTTCATGGGGTGTAAGTATGTATCTAGCACAACCGGGAAACCTATTTGGTCCAATTATTGGCCTGGTTCCGGTGCGGACAGTAACTTTCCTGTAGAAGCTTTTGTCGCTGATGATCCAATGCAACTTTTCTTAATTGCAACGGATGCGTCATGGACGAGCAAGGCTACTGCAAGAGCTGCTGTCTTTGCTAATGCGAACTTTTCCAGTGGTACAAGTGGATCCACCACAACTGGCATGGCGTCGGCAGCGCTTGCTATCAGTACAATTGCAACCACAGCGGCCTTACATTTAAGGATCATGGGGTGGGTCGATGACCCAAGCAATGCTGATTTTGCATCTTCCGGCATTGGTGCCATCGTAAGGTTGAACAACAGCTTTAACTCACCGGAAGGTAGTATTGCTGCTGGTACACCTTCGACAACCGGCGTATAGGAGGGCTGAGCAATGGCTATTAGCAGAGCACAACTCGCTAAAGAACTAGAGCCTGGCCTGAATGCCCTTTTTGGGTTGGAATACGCCAGGTATGATGACGAAGCAAGCGAAATCTACGAGACGGAATCTTCAGAACGTGCTTTTGAAGAAGAAGTCATGCTTTCTGGCTTTGGCGCTGCGCCAGTTAAGTCGGAAGGTACAGCGGTTTCGTTTGATGACGCATCAGAAGCATATACCGCAAGGTATACGCACGAGACTATCGCGCTTGCCTTCAGTATTACTGAAGAAGCAATCGAGGATAATCTCTATGATCGTCTTGCTTCACGCTATACGAAAGCATTAGCTCGTAGCATGGCCAACACCAAACAGGTGAAGGGCGCTGCTACGTTGAACAACGCTTTTGATAGTTCTTTCACAGGCGGCGACGGCAAAGAGCTGTGTGCTACTGACCATCCTTTGGTGAGCGGTAACACACTTCGCAACGAGCCTTCAACCGCCTCTGACCTGAACGAAACCAGCCTTGAAAACGCTCTTATCGACATCGCAGCTTATGTTGATGAGCGTGGACTCAAGGTCTCGGTTCGTGGACTCAAACTGGTTGTTCCGCCGGCATTACAATTTGTCTCGGATCGCTTGTTGGAATCCACTCTTCGTCCAGGCACGGCTGACAACGATATCAATGCTTCTCGCAACATGGGAATGTTGCCGAATGGTTATGTTGTCAACCACTATCTGACGGATACGGATGCATGGTTTATCAAGACGGATGCGCCTCGTGGCTTCATCCATTTTGAGCGCATGCCTATGTCCACCAAGATGGAAGGAGACTTTGACACAGGCAACGTTAGGTTTAAGGCCCGTGAGCGTTACAGCTACGGATACTCAGACCCACGTTGTGTGTTTGGTTCTCCTGGAGCATAAAGCTCGTCTCAGAGGGGGAGAAATCCCCCTCTGCTTTTTCTGGGAAACATAGTTCTAGCGACTGACCCAGCAGACACTTACCACGACGCTAGAACGAAACCTTGGTAAGGAGGTATCCTCATGGGTACGACACGTTTTTCTGGACCCCTTATGTACAGTGGTCACGGCAGTGATTCCAGTGCGCTTGGATCATGGTTCAGTAATCTTCCCCTTCAATGCAACCCTGATTATGTCATCAAAATGGATGACTTTACGGGTGTTGATATAGACGATACTGATGATTGGACTAAAGCTGTCCTAAACTCTGGTACGTTGACTCTACTGGCGGATCATGTAGGCGGCTGGGCTAAGTCAGCGGGCGATGGCTCTACTGACAACTCTGGCGGATCGATTCAAGGCAATGAAATTTTCATGGTCGAAGCCAGCAAAAAAATCTTTTTTGAGGCTACTGTTGCGGTTTCCGATGCAGACGACATGGATATGTTTGTGGGCTTGGCTGAAAACGGCACGTTCGCTACGGGCGTACCTTTCACGGCAAATAACCAAATTGGTTTTTTACTGGTTGAAGGCGCCGCTGACATTTATGCCAACTGCGATTCCGGAGGTACTGAAACCAAGACAGATACAGGTATCGACTTTGCGGATGGTGCAGAATCAAGTTCCAGCATAACTAATACCCGACGTTTGGGCTTTGTTGCTACCGGAACGGGCAACGTTCAGTTCTATGTGGACAGGAAGCTTGTCACGACAACGACTGGCAATATACCTACTTCTGCATTGACGCCTTGGTTTTGTGCCATGTCTGGAACCACGACTGCGGATGCTGCCTGGTGTGATTACATTATGGTAGCTGCACAGCGTGTTACGGATGGCATGACACAATTCAATGATCAACCGTAAGAGGTGATACATGGCACAGAAGAAACCTTCTGCTAAAACGGCCTCTTCTAAAAAAGCTTCAGATCAGCCCAAGATTGAAGATCGTTATAAGAAGGAGCTACCTCCTCCATGGACCGCTAAATACAAGGCGATGGTCATGAGTGGTCTCATCAAAGTAAAGGAGTAGGCCATGGCTGATACCACTACAAGCAAAACGATCCAGGATGGACCGCGTATTTTTATAAGTTCTTTTAACTGGACTTATGTGGATACAGGTGAATCAGCCGTTTTAAAGGTTGATGTTTCAGGTCTATCTAAATATCCAGGCGGTGCTGGAACTTCTTGTACTGATGTTCGTATCAATAAAGTCTGGTTCTCCACGGTTGGTGTATCTGTAAAAATCCTTTGGGATGCAAGTACGGATGTGCTGGCTTTGGAGCTGCCTACGGACTATCAGGGAATGCTTGATTATTCGTCTTTTGGGGGCCTGGTTAACACTGCTTCAAGTCCTACCGGAGATATTAGGTTTACCACCGTTGGACACGGCTCTGGCGATACCTATTCGATAGTTTTGGAATGTATCAAGGAGTTTTAAGGTGTCCCAGGAGGAAACCATTCGTAGAAACGAGCTTGAGCTTGTTGCTATACGAGGTGAGATAAAACTCCTTGCACAAAAGGTAGAGTCTTTAAAGACTAATGATTTTAGACATTTACAGACTTCTATTAACAACATCTACAAAATTTTGTGGGGTGTGGCTTTTCTAGTTCTTGGTCAACTTGCGGTAGGACTTAGGATTGCTATCTGGAGTTAATATGAAGGATAGATGAGGAGATAAATATGGCAACTTCTGGATCGGTTGATTTCAACCTGAACATGGCCGAAATCACGGAGGAAGCCTTCGAGAGATGTGGCCTCGAGCTTCGGACGGGTTATGACGCGAAAACAGCTCGTAGGTCGCTTAATCTTTTGTTTGCGGATTGGGCCAATCGAGGTCTTAATCTTTGGACAATTGAGCAGATTACGCAAACAGTAGCCCAGTTATCCACCTCCTCTGCTGTTGCAACTTATCCTTTAGGTACGATTACGCTGACGGTAGGCGCATCAGGCAGTTTTAGCGTGGGAGAGACCATTACCGGGGGCACCAGCGGTGTTACTGCGGAAATAATCACGCTTCCTTCCGGCACTACCATGACCATAACGGTACCTAGCGGCACTTTTACAGCGACAGAAACAATTACGGGTTCTTCGAGTGCCGCCACTACTACCGTATCGTCTGTTCCCAGTTTGGCTGATGTTCAGGCGGCAGGGGACATTTTGGAGATGGTTGTCAGACGTGATAGCGAGGACATTTCGATGTCTCGTATCAGTCGTTCTCAATATCTTACGATCCCGAAGAAAACAACCCAGGGACGACCGACGCAGTTTTATGTAGCTCGACAAATAACGCCCACCATCACAGTATGGCCCGTGCCTGAAAATTCCACAGATTCCCTGATTTATTACCGCATCAAGCGGATCCAGGATGCTGATGCTGGGGTGGATAACGCAGATATACCATTTCGATTTCTGCCATGTCTGGTGGCAGGATTGGCTTATCAAATTTCAATGAAAAAATCGCCACAACGGATTCAGGTTTTAAAAATGGTGTATGAGGAGGAATTTGAACGTGCGGCTTCCCAGGATATTGATCATGGGGTGCCTTTACGCTTGGTTCCGACTTATCAGTCATTGAGGGTTTAAAAATGGCACGATTAACTCTTTTTGAAAAGGCTGTTAGAGATGGCCATCTAGATGCTTATATAGAAGGTGATGAAAGACCTTTATGGAAGGAGATTAGAGCTGGTGTAGGTTATTCTACGCGCAATAAAAGGGGTGGTTCCAGAAGATTTGGACTTACATATCATTCAGATGATGATGCAATTGGTGGGGCTGCTGAATGGAGATGGAGGAAAGGTGGTTTAGCCCGTAACGGCAGGACAAAAACGAAGCATTTCTAAATGGCACGTTACGCAAGTGGAAAACATGCTCTTGGGATCTCAGACCGATCTGGGAGGGCCTATCATTTAAAGGACATGATCCGTGAATGGAATGACCTTTTGGTAGGAAGAGATGAATATGAGCCTAAACAGCCTCAATTAACACCTTCCCGATCCGATCCAGATCCGCAAGCGTTAAAGATAAGCCGTCCTGACAGGACTGAACCTCCTGTGATGGTTTTATTGCCTTTTAACGCTTTCAAGTCCGGTTCCAGTGGATCGGCAACCATTACTGTTACAGAACCGGGTCATGGCCGAAGTACCGGCGACACGGTGCGATTTAGAGATGTAGAGGCATTTGATGGTTTTACAGAAGCCGTTATAGAAGGTGCCAGTGGCTACAGCATCACGAAAGTGGATGATGACAGTTATACTTTTTCCGCCAGCAGTGGAACTGCAACTACCGGAAGTGTCTTAGGTGGTGGGGGTTTTGCCTCAGCTGGTCCAGTTACAGTGAGTTCGTGATATGGCATTTACATTTACAACTTTAAAAACAGCGATTCAGGACTATACGCAGAATACTGAGACCACTTTTACAGATCAGTTGACGCGGTTTATCTTAAATTCTGAGGAACGTATTCTAAAAGAGTGTCAACTGGATGTTTTTCGTAAAAATGTTCAGGGGACAGTCACTTCTTCTAATCGGTTTTTGACTAAGCCAACGGATTTTCTTGCCCCGTTTTCTTTAAGTGTAATCAATAGTTCTAAAAACGAGTTTCTGTTATACAAGCATGTGACCTTCGCCCAGGACTATAACCCTAATACAAGTACCACGGGCGTTCCCCTCTATTATTCCGATTTTGATGCTACGACTTTTTTGTTGGCGCCTACGCCGGATTCCGGGTATACCATGGAACTTCATTATTTTTATAGGCCCCAGTCGATTACAGAATCTTCAGATGGTACAAGTTGGCTTGGAACCAATGCAGAACTGGCTCTTTTATACGGTGCCTTGGTGGAAGCTTATACGTTTATGAAGGGCGAACAGGACTTATTGGCCTTGTATAACTCGAGATTCCAGGAATCCCTGCAATGGTTGAAGAATCTTGGAGAAGGTGAAAACTCCCGAGACCAGTACCGTTATGACAGTCTAAGGAGAGATGTAGCTTAAATGTTTGATATGGATGGTGATGTTGGATCTGTCACGGTTATTACAACCGAAAACCGGGGCATGAATGCTGAGGAATGGGCAGAGGCTGCTGTACAGCGAATCGTGTCTGTCTCCATGGATACTCCGATGCCTATCCGGGAGCAAGCATTCGCTTTTCGTGAACAGGTTAAGACTATTCTTATTCATTATTTTTCCAAAGTGGCTCGAAGTGAACGAGTAACCATACGCGCCCTTTTGGAAAAAGAAGGCTATTTTGATTTGGCGAAGAAAATGGAGGTCATTTGACATGGCTTTTACCGGAAACTTTATGTGTACGTCTTTCAAGCA